ACGTCTTGACGCAAGGCGTAAAGTTTGGCGTTCTCGAAGTCACCTAAGATAACTTGGGTGTTAAAGAATACTTGGCAGTTGCCTCGGTGGCGGGTGAACTGCCCGTTGTTCCAGCCTGCCCGTTCGTGCCAAGCTTGCGTGGCCACGTCGTACACCCAAGTGGTATTAGCACTAGGGAAAACCAGTACATAAAAGCTGTGGCCGTCTTGCTGGTAGGTGTATCCGATAGCGTCCGATAAGTCACCGTACTGCTGGATCTGCCACTCGACAGCGTGGGTCGAGATGCGTTGGCCGGTGTAGCCGTTAGCGCGGTAGACCATACCGTCACCTCGGTCGTCGCGCGCTAACCAAAACAGGCCGTTGTCCATCTTGGCGATAGAGTACGCCGATGCGCAACCGATTTCGTTAAACGCACCTTGGATGCGTTGTAGTGGGAAGTCGGTAGCGCCTGCGTTGTACCAGACCTCAACCGTATTAGTTCCAAACACCCACAGTTCTCGGTGGTCAGCGATCAGCCCTACTACGTTATCGGGGTCGCCTTCAGCAGACGCAAAGTCCAACGGGTCTACTGAGGAACCGTCGAGCAACTGCGTCACCCAAATTGACTGGCTGTTAGGCTGGTTGAACACAAAATAACCGTCTAGGTAGCTTACGTTTACCGCGCCCTCAAAGTCAGGGTCGGTGATGGGCGCAAAGACGTCGGTTGATGCGTTGTAAATGTAGCCAGGGCCGTTGGCGGCGATGAACAGCTGTGTGCCGTTATCCGCCATGCTGACTGGCCCTGAACCTGCAATGGTGCCAAGTTCAGTGGCTGTGTAGCTGGAATCTAACTTGTAGAGCTTGTCAGCGCACACGGCGTACATGTACGCACCAAACGCCCACAAGCCCCGCACTTCACCCGCACCGACCCCAAGTGTCACTAACGGGCTTAAACCCGGTGTGCGCTGTAAGAAGGCGGGTTCTATGCCGCCCTCGGGGATAATTTCGGGAAACAGATTGACCATTCGTGCGTCGGCGGCGTTAACTGAACGTGTTACATACGCCGAACCTAGAATAGGCGTCTTCATGCCGCATTGCCTGTGTAGACGTTAAACCGACGGTTGCTGTAGATCAGTGGGTAAGGCATACTCATAACATCATCAGGATTGTTGATGCGCTTGATGTTGCGCTTGCTCGTCATGGCGATACGCATGACCTGCCCAGTGGGTTCAACGCCAAACTCGGGCGCCAATTCGCAAGCCAAGTTGTAGCGAAACGCCCGCAGGTACCCAGGCGGAAAGGTTAGTTCGGTGGCCAAAACAGCCGGTTGTGCCAACGGCTCGACTGACACGATGTACCATTGCAAGAGCTTTGACGGCACGGGGTAGACGGTAAGCGTCACGTCTGGGTAAGTGTCGTTGACCCACAGCACTTGTGGGTAACTGCTTGTGACAGACTTCAGCGCAATGCCGTTGTACTGGTCTTGGTTGACGAGCTTAACGCCAAACGACAAGCCGTTTTCACCGTCTTTAAAATACGTTGCCGCATCGACTTGCACTGGGCGCTGCCCCACAAAGTCGCCTGTTGGGCCAAGTGTGCGTGATGCCACGCCCACGGGCCAGTTAAAAACTTGCGTCTGAGTGGCGTACACCGCCAAGCGCTCGGTGTTCCACGACTCGATCATCTGGTTCATGGACGCAAGCGAATCTTGTGCAGTATCAGCAGACGGTTCTTCACCTTCTGCCAACTGGCCGATCAAGCGTAACGATCCCTTAATGATGTCGCCTGCGGTTGCCATGCTTTACTCTCCTTGCGAATCAAAACTCTTGCGGGCGCGGCCACGCTTTAGAGGCAACGCATTAACCACGGGCGCTTCTTGAGCAACTTCCACTGGTGCTTTTGGCGCAGATGGGTCGAACTCTACCCAACCGTTGCGTTTGTCAGCCGCCGCTTCGTCCGTAGCGATAGCAACTTTAGCGCCATGCACTGGATGCTTTAGATAAATATTTGGCATAGTCTTCTACTTAAAAGTTGGGGGGCCGAAGCCCCCCAATCTAGGCTAGTTTAGCCCCACATGCGAACGGCCATTTCTGGACGAATCACACCAAAACCATAAAGCACATCAATACGGCAAGGCATACGGTCGTTGTTGATGTCGTACTGACGAACGATACGCATTGAAATGCCGTTGTGGACTTGGCGTGAAGCCATGTCTACGCCTTGAGGCATTAACAGGTCAGCCGTGGCGAACGTGATAGCGTCCTTGTGGTAGACCAAGTTCTGTGGGTACTGGATGCCAGCAGCGCCGATAAATACAACAGCAGCACCGTTACCTGGCAAGCTGTCCATTGTGGCCAAGGCTTGTGATGCCGAGTACATTGGAGCAACAGTGACGGTACCAGCACCAGAGCCGTCGAGCGTGACGTTAGCAACAGCCACAAACTGGAACAGTGAACCGGTTGATTCACGGGTCTGTGGGTTGACTGCAAACACACCAGCGATGGTGAACACGTCACCAACTTTGATTGTGCCCGCAGCACCAGCACCAGTAATGGCGATGGATGTTGCGCCTTCAACGGTCACAGCAGCTGAAGTCGTGCCGCCGGTAGCGGTACGGGTGCCAACGGTGAACTGCTTGATTGACTGAGACATGTTGATTTCTTCGTAACCCAACACACCCATGCCCATCATGCCGTTCTTGAACTGACGGGAAATGGTGTCGGTGGGGTTGAACAAACCTTTCAAGCCCTCAACCAATCCAGCGTTAGCGGCTGGGTTGACAGTGGCGTAGCGTGGTGACATGACCGCTGCGTTTTCGTTAAGCTTCTGTTGTGCTTGCAACAAAACCAACGAAGTGGCTGGTGTCGTGCCTGGTGTGCCGACTGAGTTAGCAATGCTCAAGAATGAGTTTGCGACGTCAGCGTCAATGCTGGAGGCCAACTGACTGATGCGAGGCTTAAGCACACGCTCAGCGAAGTCGTCCAACTGCATGGTTAGCTCAGCAGATGTGAACTGAACGCCGATGTGCTTTTGGCTGTCGACAGTCAAAGTGGTGAACTGTTCGTTGTCGTCTTGCGCGGTCAAAGCAGCGCCGTCAGTAACCAACGCACGGTCGGGCAGGCGGATACGCAATGTAGAGCCGATTTTAGCGCCTTGGACGGCGAACGAATCGTCGTACTGGCGGTTAACGTTGCGGGTGATTACCAGGTTGTTCTCGAGGATTTCGAGAGACTTACGGGTAATCATGTCGATAGTTAGAATGCTGTTAGCCATGATTTAAAGTCCTTAAAAGTTAGCGGTGTCTAGCTTCCCAATTTTTCCGTTGCCTGTTACGTTCAGCCTCAATCCACTCTGACGTACTCATCTCTTTAACAGCGCGAGGGTCGGTCGTGTCTAAAGTCTTCCCGTTGTTACCGCGAGCGGTCACTGGGGCAATCGGCGCTGGGGCGCTTGACGTTTTCTTGGTGGGCGGATTGTCAGCCAGTTTGGCCTCGATCTTACCCAATTCTTTGGCTTGCAGATAGGGCGACAATTTGGAAATGCGATTGGCTTCTTTCACGTTAGAGCCTAAGAAGTACGCTACATCAGGCCCCACATCGGAAGATCTAATCGTTTCGGCCATCACGTTGGTGATTGGGACGTTCGGATTGTAGGCGACTTGTTCAAAGTCATCGTACTTGTTCCGAGCTTCTTCTTCACGTTCGTGATAAGACTCTAAGATCTGCATCTGCTGCTCTTGAGCTTGCCGTTGCTGCAACAGTTCTACGGCTTTGCGTTCTGCCAATGCTTGCGCATACGCGTCTACCGATTCAAACTGGTCAGCGGGCGGAAGTTCTCGTTGCATGACAGGTTGCTGCTCCTGTCGCATACGCGTTTCTCTTTCCCACTTGCGTTGCTCTCTTGCTAACCGTTTGCTGACAATGGCGTCAAGTTCCTCTTGCGAGAATGACTTGGTGCTTTCTGTCTGCTCTACTTCCGGCGCTTGTGTTTCTTCAGATTCAGGGGCCGCCGTGGCCTCTTGCTCCGGCGCGGGTACTTCAGGTACTTCCGCTAAGTTTTCGACTTCTTCACTCATTGCTATGATTCCTTAGAATCCCCGGTCTACTGGGCCGGTACAGT